CAAACCTTGACCGTAAACGTCCGAAGGAATACCGAGAGCTAATATTAAGAGAAGCCTTACATAAAAAGTCTTTGATTGAAAACCATTTGAACGATGAAAGAAGAAAAAAAGATTGAAGAAAGCATGATCTCATGGGGCAAGGCACGATATAGAAAAGCCCAAGAGATTTATAAGAAGCACGGCATGAACTCTGAGTTGCCAGCTTATAAGAAGTTGGGAAGGGAGGTACACGTGCCTATTGAGAATGCAATTAACAAGTTCTTTGTAGATAACGCACGTCCTAATGCACCTGTACCTGTTTGGCTACCTTTCATATGGGATTTAGAGCCTGGTCTTGTGGCTTTCTTAGGTGTGAAGGTGTTGTTTGACATCCTACCAAGTGAACCGTTTATAAGTGAGGCTTCATTTCAATTAGCGAAAGCATTAGAGGATGAAGTACGTGTCCGTTACTTTAAAGAGTACGTGACCGAGAGTGATTGGTTGTTATTAAAACGAGATCAAAAGGATGTACTGACAAGGAATAAGTTTGTAAATAAGTTTTGGGATAAAGAAAGAAAGTACCACAAACAAGGACGCTACAAGAGGTTTGAACTTTGGAGTCAACGAAACAAGATTATGCTGGGTTCTTGGTTGATTGAATTGATAAGGATGCAAACTAATTTGTTTCACGTGAAGATTAAGTATTCTATAACGAGACAAAAGAGAAAGACACTAGCTCCTAACAAAGACCTGTACGACTGGATTGATAAGTACGACAAGAACTGTGAAGTCATCCATCCTTTCTACTTGGCTACTCCAAAACCACCTGTTGACTGGGTTGATAACTACGGAGGAGGATATAATTCTGATGGACTACCTACTCTACCGATCATGAAGATCAAGAACAACGACGGTATAAAACACCGTGACTTGTCCGTGGCTTACGAACCTCTTAACAAACTGCAAAGAGTAGCTTGGAAGATCAATCCTAAGATGTTGAACTTGATGCAATGGGCTTGGAGTAAAGACTTATCGATTGGAGGGATGGAGAAGAGCGAGTTGTTAGAACCGTTAGAAACTATACCCAACCTAGCAGACACTGACCCCGAAGCTTTTAGTGAGTGGAAGAGGAAGGCAAAACAGATTTACGAGTACAACTTTCGAAGTAATGGCAGACGGATGAGGTGCTTGAAGATTCTTAATGTAGCAAAACGCTATGCTGAGATGGATGAGTTCTACTTTCCTTATCAAATGGACTACAGAGGGAGAGTGTACGCAATACCTAGCTATGTTAACCCACAATCATGTGACTTTGGAAGGAGTGTGTTGCAATTTGCTGACGGTGTAGCGATTAACAACTATGAAGACAGTAGATGGTTACGTGTCCACGGTGCTAACGTGTTTGGAGTAAAGGGAAGCTTTGTTAAACGCTTGGACTGGGTGGATAAGAAGAAGGATTTAATACTTGAGTGTGCAAATGATCCGTTAGAGTGTACGTGGTGGCATGAGGCGAGTGATCCGTGGGCTTTCATACACTTTTGCTTTGAGTTTGCAGAGTTTAAAGAACAAGGATGGGGGTTCAAGACGAAGTTACCTTGTCATATGGACGCGAGTTGTAACGCTATTCAAATCCTAAGCATGTTAACGAGAGACGAACAGTCAGCACACCACGTCAATCTACTACCTAACCGTAAACCACAGGACATATACCAGGAGGTAGCCGATCAAGTGTACGACAGGTTAATGAAGGACAAGAGTAAGAATAGTTTAGCTGGTGACTGGTTAAAGTTTGGTGTGGACCGTAGCTTTACTAAGAAGATAGTAATGTGTAAGCCGTTTGGTATGAATGGATACACAAGTAAGGATGCACTGGAGGAAGCTGTTGTTAAACGCTTGAAGGAGGGACTAGGTAGTCCGTTTAGTAAGGAGGATTTTAACGAGGCTATGATCTACCTTGCATCCTTGATTAACGACAAAGCTAATGCTCTTATCTCACCCCATTTAGAATTGATGAGGTGGTTTAAAAGAATAGCAAGGACTGAAGAACCTTTGAGTTGGACTACACCTTTTGGATTAGAAATTGTACAGGCTTTGTATGACCAAACGATTATCAAAGTACACAGTATCTTGAACATGCAAAATACTATCCTTGCTTTTAACAGTAAACAAAAGGAGGTAAGTAGTAAGAGGATGGCACGAGCTATCGTACCTAACTTTATACACAGCCTTGATGCAAGTGTCATGATGGAATTAGCTTGCAAAAGTAATTATTCTATAGCAAGTATACACGATAGCTTTGCAACTCAAAGCCCGAACGCACCGAAGATGCACCAACAATTAAGAGAGATTTACACAGAACATTTCAGCGATGATCTTATCAACAAGTTCAAGGATGAGGTTGAAGCAAAGCGAGGATGTACACTGGAAGACAGCCCTGAACTTGGCACACTAGATGTGTCGGCACTAAACGACTGCCAGTATATATTCTCATAATAAATAAAACACAGAAAAACAATGGCGATACCATCGAGAAAGAAAGAAGAAGCAATAACGACAGCTGTAGGGACTGCACAGTACCCTTGGGTTAACACTCCGAGTACAAAGTTTGTACCTGAAGGAGAGTATAGCTGTGGTATAATACTAACGAAACAAGAAGGTGAATCTATTTTTAAAAAGGTAGAAGCTATTCTTGAAAACAAACAAAAGGAACAAGCAGAAGAATCAGGTAAAGATTTGAAAGATGTAAAGACATATCAGTTACCTATTCAATTAGAGGGAGATACTTATGTATTAAAATCTAAGTTGAAACCAGTGAATGGTAAGAGTAAGGACGGCAGTGAGTACACTAGATCATTAGGTCTGTTTGATTCCAAAGGTAATCCTTGGGATAGAGAAGTGATCATTAGAGGTGGATCAAAGGTACGCTTAAACGTACGTCCTAAATCCTGGTTCTCTCCTTTGTTAGGAGTAGGTATATCACTGGAATTATTAGGTGTTCAAGTGATCGAGTTAGCAGACGGAGAACTATCTAGTCAAGCAGCAGAATCCTTTGGATTTACTGAGGTTGAAGGAGGATATGTGAACGGAGGTGAAACCCTGGACCAAGCCCTCGATGCCGAAGAAGAAGAAGACGTTATCAAAGCAGACTTTTAGGTCTGGATTTGAAGAGAGAATTGCTTCACAACTAAAACGCTGTGGCATTGACTACACATACGAATCGTTAGTCATTGAATATAAGCGACTTAGTACTTACACTCCTGACTTCATCCTCCCCAACGGAATCATTATTGAAACCAAGGGGAGGTGGGTCACGGAGGATAGGTCGAAGCATTTGTTAATCAAGGAACAACATCCTGACTTAGACATTAGGTTGTTATTTCAAAACGCACACAACAAGATACGCAAGGGAAGTAAGACTACCTATGCAATGTGGTGTGAAAAGAAAGGAATATTATATGCACATAAACAAGTACCAAAATCATGGCTTTCACTAGAACGCATCAGCAGTGTGCAAAGTGTGGATCGAGTGACGCTCTTGCAGTCAACGAAGACGGAAGCACGATGTGTTTCAGCTGTGCTACATACAGTCGAGGCAAGCAACAAACTATGACACTACCAACAACCAACAACGATACATCATTTATACAAGGAAAACCACAGGAAGTAGCGAGAAGGAACTTAACTAAAGAGACTTGTCAGAAGTGGGGCTACCATATAGGTACGCACAACGGAGAACCAGTACACATCGCTAACTATAAGAGTAGGAACGGAGCACTTGTTGCACAGAAACTACGCTTTGCTAACAAAACTTTCTCAATCAAAGGAGAGCTGTATGGTTTATATGGACAGCACCTTTGGAGTAGTGGTGGAAGAAGAGTAGTGGTATGTGAAGGAGAGATTGATGCGTTAAGTGTTAGTCAAGCCTTCGGGAATAAGTGGGCTGTGGTGAGTGTACCGAACGGAGCAGGTGGAGCAAAGAAGTATGTCAGTCAAGCGATTGATTGGTTGGAAAGCTTTGAGAAAGTAATCTTCTGCTTTGATAACGATGACCCAGGAAGAGATGGAGCTGCGAAATGTGCAGCCCTACT